GAGCAATGTCAGTGATTCAATTGCTAACGTCAACACGGTTGCGACAAACATCACTGGCGTGAATAGCTTTGCGGAGCGGTATCGTGTTGAAGCGACTAACCCTACAACAGACCTAGATGCTGGTGATCTTGCTTATGTAACAGGAGATACGGTTCTAAAGTATTACAATGGCACAAGCTGGCAGAGTATATCGCCTGGCCTTGGTGCTGTATCTGATGATAGCAATCCATCTCTTGGCGGCGTCTTATCAACAAGCGGAAACAACATTGAGTTTGGTGACAGCACTGGCGCAGAGGTCGATAGATTAAAGTTTGGTGCTGGTGATGATTTACAAATTTATCACGATGGAACACACAACTACATTGAAGCTGGCTCCACAACTTCAACTGATCTAAGGATTATTTCTACTGATGACATTACTATTGGGCATGGTACAGCCGCTAGTTATGAAACTATGGCTACATTCCTCAGCGATAGTTCTGTAAATTTATACTACAACAACAGTGCTAAACTTGCTACGCAAAACACTGGCGTTTATGTAACTGGTGATTTGACAACATCTGATGATTTGTTTGTTAATGGTGGGTTCGCTTCAGTTAGTTCAGCAAGCACTGCAGTATTTAGATTAATAAATACAGACACCGCTGCAAGCGGAGATCAAGAGCTTGGCACTTTTGACTTCTATGGTTCTGATTCATCGACACCTGGCGCAGGGGTAAAGGCTTCTATTGCTGCTCATGCAAGTGGGTTTGGAAGCAGTTATACTTATTTGAAAATTAGTAATACTGGTGATGGTGTTAATGATTTAGAGACAATAAGAATTTATTCTACTGGCACTCATTTTTATAATCGTCATGGTTTAGTAATTTATGATTCTGATAATTCAAATTATTCTGAGATTACAGTCCCAACGGATATTACATCTTCATACACTATGACATTGCCTTCCGCTGGCCCTAGCGCAGCTGACCAAATCCTTGTGTCTGATGCAAGCGGCAACCTCTCATTCGAAGATTTACTTTCTGAAAGATACAACTCTGTAACTTCATCTTCTAACGCTACAACCATTGATTTAAATGATGGCACAAATTTTAGCCACACGCTAACAGAAAACACCACGTTTACATTTAGTAACCCAGCGGCTTCTGGAAGGGTATCTAGCTTTACACTGAAGCTCGTTCAAGATGCATCTGCAAGCGGTTATACAGTAGCATGGCCTGCAGCGGTTGATTGGCCTAGCGCAACTGCGCCAACCTTAACAGTAACTGCATCTGCGGTAGATTACTTTGTGTTTATCACGCACGATGGCGGCACAACATGGTATGGGTTCACGGCTGGTCAAGCATTGGGGTAAACAATGGCTAATACTAAAAAACTTATCCAAGCCGCTGCGGGTGCTGCTGGTGGTGCGGGCGGCCTGAACGTAGAAGAAGTGTTCAGCACTTATTTGTATGATGGCAATGATGCAGCACAAACAATTACCAATGGCATTGACCTAAGTGGCGAAGGTGGGTTGGTTTGGTTAAAAAATAGAGGCTTTACTGTAGATGGCACAACAGGAATAACAGATAGTCACCAACTTATAGACACCGAAAGAGGGGCTAGTTATAGACTTAGCACCAATACTACTAGTGGAAATAACAGTGCCACAAACTACTTTAGCTCGTTTAATTCCGACGGATTTACTGTTGGAACAAATATGTCTAACGGATTTGACGGCGGTCACAGATACACCTCTTGGACATTCCGCAAAGCCCCTAAGTTCTTTGATGTGGTGACTTATACTGGGGATGGTGTTGCGGGTAAGACTGTAAGTCATAATCTTGGTAGTGTGCCTGGGTGTATTATTGTAAAAAGATTGGATGCCTCAAGGGATTGGATAGTTTTTCACAGAAGTCTTAATGTTAATGGCGATAACGCACCAGAAACAGATGGCATTATACTTCAAAGTCAAAACCCAGCATTTGACAGCTCTAGTATTTGGAATGATACCGCTCCTACATCTACAGATTTTACTTTAGGTGATGGTCTTTCAGTAAACGCTTCAGGTAGTCCACATGTAGCTTACCTATTCGCTCACAACGATGGTGATGGTGAGTTCGGCGATGGTACGCAAGATATTATCAAGTGTGGGAGTTATACTGGTAATGGTTCTACAAGTGGCCCTGAGATTGACTTAGGGTTTGAGCCGCAGTGGGTGATGATTAAAAGATCTTCTGGTTTGGCGCCTTGGCGAATGTACGACAACATGCGTGGCATTGTAACAGGTGATGATGATAGTTACCTTAGTCCTAATCTGAGTGATGCAGAAACATCTGCTGAAAGAATAGAACTAACACCCACAGGATTTAAAGCTGTAACAACTACTGCGGATACCAACAGCAACGGTAGCACCTACATCTACATAGCCATTCGCCGTGGCCCTATGGCTGTGCCTGAAGATGCGACTGATGTGTTTGCTATTGATACACGAGGCGGCACCTCTCCAACTCCACCCGCCTACTACTCTGGCTTTCCTGTTGACTTGCAAGTGTGGAAATCAAGCATTACAGCAAGCAACAACTGGGAGGCTCGTGACAGATTAAGAGGCACATACGGCAGGGTAAAATTAAACCTGACAGACGCAGAAGATAGCAACGGTGGTAATGAGTTTTTCTTTGACCAAATGCTTGGTCAGGGTAGCGCCACAGGCACAAATACAAGTCGCTATTCTTGGATGTGGAAACGTGCCCCCAACTACTTTGATGTCGTTGCTTACACGGGGAACGGAACAAGAGGGCTTACAGTAAGCCATAACCTTGGTGTTGCGCCTGAGATGATGTGGGTGAAGGGTAGAGACAATGCATTTGACTGGACGGTATATCACAAAGATGCAGCGGCTAGTGGGACTGTTGCAGAAAGTTCTGCATTAGAGTTAAATAACACAAACGCTGTTGCGGCAGCGGGTTATGTATTCTGGGACAACACAGCCCCCACAAGCAGTGTAATCACGCTTGGTAATAATGCTCAAGTAAACCAATCAGGGTACAACTACATAGCCTACCTATTCGCAAGCGTAGATGGTGTGTCTAAGGTGGGGAGTTATACTGGTAATGGTAGCAGTAACGGTGATAGTCAAAACATTGACTGCGGGTTTAGCAGTGGTGCTAGATTGGTCTTAATCAAGCGCACAGATAATACTGGAAACTGGCTTTTATTTGACACAAGTCGAGGCATTGTTTCTTCAGGTAATGACCCTGCATTGTTAGTAAACTCAACAGGCTCTAATTTTACTGGCTTTGATTTTTTAGAGCCAAATTCAAACGGCGTTAATGTTTTATACAACGATGTTTCGTCATCTTATAATCCCAATATATCGGGCGCAAACTACATCTTCTACGCAATCGCATAATCAAACTCATATGAAAGGATCAATCTAATGAGTGAATACAGAAACAGAACAACAGGTGTCGTAAAGACCCAAGGGCAGTGGAGACAAGAGTTCGCCAACATGTCCTTGCCTCGTGTATGGAAAGCAGCAACCCTAGACGCACTAGACCTAGACCCAGTGCTACGCAGCCCAGCGGCTACCGTAGGCGACTATCAGGTGTCTGTGCGGGATGGTGTTGTCCAAGATGCTAACGGTAACTGGGTGGAGAACTACGTTGCTCGTGACATGTTTGCTGACACCACAGAGGATGGCGTTACGACAACCAAGGCAGAGCATGAGGCGGCTTATCAGGCTGGCTTGGATGCTAAGACTGCCGAAGGTCACCGCGCCACACGCAATAAGCTATTAGCTGACAGCGATTGGACGCAGATGAACGACAGCCCCTTGACGAATGAGGTCAAGACAGCGTGGGCAACCTATCGCCAAGAGTTGCGCGATCTTTCAGACCTAGATGCGTGGCCTAACTTAGAAGATGCCGATTGGCCTGTAGCACCGTAAGAGGAACGAGATGGACAAACGTACTGTTGCATCCGCGCATGAGCGCATAGACGGACTGGAAAAGGAGGTGGTCGAGATCAAGACCGAAATGAAAATCCAGTTC